GGCTCTTGTCGCCCATGGCCGCCCTGGCAGTCCAGGCGTTTGGCCCGGTCGCGAACAGCGGTAGGCTGCCGCCGATGCCGGCGACGGTCGAGGCGATGGGGTACTGCTGGGCAAACTCCTCAGTCTTGGCCTTGTCGACCAAGCCAAGCTCATCGGCAAAGTTGAACGTGAGCCCCTGTAGTGCCTGGCGCCCGAGGCCCTGGGCGTACTCGCCCCAGCCCATCTCCGGCTCGGGTGCAGCGGGCTCGAATCTGGCCTTGCCGATCTCCGTCTTGAAGCGGGCGAGCACAGCGGACTCCGACATGCTGTCCGGTGCCGTGACCTCGTACTTGACCCCATCGGGAGCGGCGATCTCGTAGCGGGCCATCACTGCATCCGGCGGATCGAGAAGCCTTCAGCGTCAGGCTGCGGCCCGGCTGGGCGGCGACCGCGGGTGACGATCTCCTCGTGGTTGCGCATGAACTCAGCCAACATGTCCATTTTCTGCTTCCTGACCGCGATCGGGTCGAACGCCCGCGGCGTGAAGAAGTCGGTGAGACGCTGGACTTCTGCTTCCGGGGCTGCGGCACCGGATACAGCGCGCAGCGCGCCCTCAACAGCAAGTTGTATGGTGCGCCGGCCTTGATTGTAATCCGGCGCAAGCACAGCACCGCCGATGACATGCCTACCGGCTTCGCCAGCGTTGAACCGATTCAAAAAGTAGTCGCGCGCCTGTCCGAAATGCGCTTGTGCGGTTCGCATCATAGCAAGCTTGCCGGCTTGCTCTCCCGCGATGTGCTCGCCCGGCCCGCCCGGTATCGGCTCCAGCTGCCCGTTGCCGGCCCAGCGATAGCCGGATGGCGGCTTGCCCCCACTCGGCATGCCGGGGACCTGCATGGTTGCGCCGGTCCTGGGATCGAAGATCACACCTTGGCCGCCGATGTCCTTGAGTTCCAGTTGCCGCCGCTCCATCGCGCTCTTGGCCAGCAACGGCAGCGCCGCTTCCGGCCCCAGCCCCGCAATCATGGCCGCCACCTGCGGCGTCTGCCCGGTCAGCAACGGGTGCTGCATGTTCGGCTGCCCGCCGGGGAACGCCTCACCCCAGATGCGGTCCATGACGGTACGGCGCTGTTGGGTGCGCTCGTACTCCGATTGCTCGCGGCGGGAGCGCTGCGCCTGTGCGGCTGCCTGCGCCCCCGCCGGCCCCCAGGCTCCCCCCGGAGGGGTTCCAAGGATCGACAAGCCCGCCATGAACAGCGGACTGGTAAGCCCGCCCTCGATGCTCTCCCACAAGCCCCGTGGCTGCGGACGCGCCGCCTGCGCCGCCGTGGCGCCGGCCATGATGGCATCTGGGTTCGGTGGAGTCGGAAACGATGCCTCGATGTTGGTTTCCGCCCGCATCTGCGGCGGTGGTGCCGTTGGCGGAGGAACACCGCCCGCACCCTGGATACGCCTGAACTCCTCTGTGGGCGCTTCTGTCGGGGCTGTCGGCGGCGGAGGCGGACGCGGCCCGGCCGCCCCGCGTGCGATCGCCTCATCGTAGGTAGGCGGCGGCCGGTCCATCCTCTGGATGCCACGCCACAGGTCCTCTCCGCTCGGCGGCATTCCCATCGGGGCAGACGGCGACATGCCCGCGGCAGCCGTCATGCTGCGCCCGACAACCGGAGGCGGCGGCCCGCCGGCAATCTCGAAGTGCATAGGGTCAGGGCTGCGCCCGCGGAAGTCCCCGCCCCAGCGCATGCCTAGCCGGCTCGCAACATCGCGCGCGACCTGCGGCGGGATGCGCGTCGGCGGGGCAATATCCGTCTCGTAGGGCGTGTACTCGCCCATGGCCGGGAGCGGCCCAACCGGGTTCGCATTCCAGTTCACATCGTAGGCACGGTCGCTGGCATGCAGGCTTGGAATGCCGGTGCCGGCAATGTTGCGCGGGTTGTAGCCGCCCGACTGCGACGGGTCGATTGCGATGCCGGAGGTCCGCAGGTCGTCCAGCAAGCGCTTCCACACGCTGGTGTAGGGCGTGCCGGGACGGATGCCTGGGTAGAAGTCTGAGATGGCCATTGGGCGCCTATGCCGGCTTGAACAGATACGGCCCGAGTCCGCCGGAGCCGAACATGCCGGCCGCGGTCAGCCCTAGGCCGGCGATGGTCTGCAACGGGCTGCCCGTCGCCGTGGTGGAACCCTTCTCGCCCAAGGTCGCCAGCGAGCGCATGCGCTCCAGATACTGCTCCAGCGGCAGCGAGCTGGCGGCGTCCAGCGGTGCCGACATGCCGGCCGCACCCTGCTGCAACCCGCGCTCCGTGTTGTACTGGTTGAACAGCGGACCAGCGAGGGCCGAGGTGAACCCGCGCGTGAGCGCTCCGGCAAGACCGCTGTCGTTGGCCGAGGTGCCGCGGCCGGCACGGGAGAACATGCTCGACACGTTGGGCGCCACGCTCTCCCAGATCGAGCTCGTCAGCGCTCCCAGGTGCGGGTTGGTACTGGGGTCAAGGTATTTGCCCGAGAGCACGTCGCCCGCATAGCCGCGCGCCTGCGGCACCAGCCGGTCAGGGTCCGCCATGTCGGACTGGAACTGGTCCTCGATCCGGCCGGGGCCCATGGATGACAGCTGCCCCATGCCGGGGCCGGACGCCATCCTGCTGGTCTTCTGCGTGCTGCTACCCATTCCGGATCGCCTTTTCGAGCGTCACCATCGTTTCAGCCCATCCTGTGCCCGCAAGCCGCCGCACCCATCCCCTGCGCCCCGTCAGCGTCAATCGTACCGCACCCAAACCCTTGGCCCACTGCGCAATGTCGTCCTCCAGATGCGCCCACGTATCGAACCTCTCGCCCGCGACCACCACAAGGTTGCAGGCCACACCGCGCTTGCTCTCGACGATCTCCGTCACGCAGCAGCCAATGGGTTTTTTGTCCCACGCCAGCCAGAGCTGCATGGTGTCCTTCTCGATGTGCCGGCGCACATCGTCTGCGCTGTGGTCCGCCCCGGTCATGGCCGAGGCGATCCAGGGCTCGACAACGGGCCATGCCTTGCCGAGGGCGGACGGCAGGACAAAGACAGCACGCATCACTCGTAGAGGATGTTCACTTGTCCGTTGTCGAAATTGTCCGTGCCGCTCCTGGTTATGCGAACCCGGTCGAGCGTGCCACTCAGCTCCTTGCTCCCGCCGCCCACCAGCGCAATCGGCACATCGTCGCCGCACGCATGGCTCGCCACCCACACATTGCCCGTCAGCTTCGCAATGGTCATGATGCCGGAGACGAAGCGGCCGGCGTTGTTCGGCATGATGTTGAAGCCAGCGCTGTCGGCAAGCTGGCTGACGGCACCGCCCACGATGATGCCGGCGCCGCTGATATAGCCGGTATTCTCAATTCCTCCGCTATCGCCAATTTGCACCAGGATCTCGTCGGTCCCGTCAAGCGACACTTGATCGAACAAAACGCTGATGCGCTTGACCCAGCTGGGAATGCCCGTGAAGTCGAAGGCCGTGCCGGTTGCAGTGGATTGCGCCGTCTCGGCAACCAGCGTGCCGCCGGCCTCCAGGTCGTCAACCCGCCCCTCGACTTCATCAATGGCCGCCTGCGCGTCGGTCGCCGCAAGCCCGGACGCAGCGTTGTCGTAGGTGATGGCGTCGGCGTCAAAGCCGGTCGGCAGGTAATCGCTCTTGCGCAACTCGCGCACCAGCGAGAAAATGCAGTCATACAGGGCCTCGGGCGTCTTGCCCTGGGGGAGCTTCCAGCGACTATCGAGGGTCATTGGTCATGGAATTGAACGTTCCGCGCAATTATTTCCGCAGCCGCGATGTGCGCGAGGTCGAGAGATCGCGGCGCCGTTGGCGTAGATTCGGTATCGCCATGTCAGCCGCCCTGGCGCTCGCCCTGATCTGGCTGGCAGCTCACTAGCTGCCATCACATATCCCCGAGCACGACAAAGGCAAAGTCGCAGTCCTGTACCGTGCCTGCGTTGTTCCTGATCAGCACGTCGAAGCCTGCCGTCGTGGGGTTATCCCAGCTTGCGACGCGGATGTTGCCTGATGAGGCATCGCGCGCCGTGATGATGGGGGCAAAGTTGGCATCCGCCAATGCTGTGGTGAACGCGACCGTGTAGTTGCCGGTCGAGTTGCGGGTAATCGAGGCGACATTGTAGGCCGTACCCGTGATGCCACCGGCAGAAGCGCCGCGCCCGGCGGATTTGGCCACTCCCGGATGCCGGTGCATCGTCGAGGCTCTGACTGCACGCGAGGAGTCCAGCGCTTCCACTTCCGCAGCCGTAGCAAGCTCAATGAGGCCCGTTGCGCTCTCCGAGGCCGTGCCCTGCACCGCAGGCGTGATCAGCACCCAATCGTCCAGCGTGCTGTTGTAGTAGGTGCCAACGATCTGGCCTGAGGTGATGTCACCGGCCGTCAGCGCCGCACCGGTGGCGCGCACAATATCCTTGGCCGTCAGGCCATTGAGCGCGAGCGTCGCGGCCCCGGTGTTGGTGTGGTTGGCCCGCCACCACATGATCGTGTTGTTGGCCAACGCGGCGATCGTGCGATTGGACGTGATGGCGTAGGCGTTGGACGAGCCCGACGCGACAACGGAGCCGTTCCAATCGTTGAACCAGCGAGCAAGGATGCCCTCGTCCGCCCGACCGGCGTCGTTGACCTCGGACGGGGCCATGCCCTCCGGCCATCTGGCAGTATTGGAAGCATCAACAACGTTGAGGTCCGAGATCTCTGCCATCTACCGTTTCCCCGTGGGTACGCTGACTGCGTGCAGTCCTTCCATGCGCCGCCAGCTCGCGCCCGCCGTCAGCATCAGCCGCCCCCGTAAGAACCGCGCATCAACCCGCTGTGGGCAGAAGCCGGCGCGGTTCATCTGCGTGGGGTTGGTGTAGGTAATCGCTGCGCCTGGCAAACTGCGATAGCCGACTGAGGCGGAAACCTGCCCGCTGGCCATGTCCCCCATCGGCCAGATCTCGCTCACACGCCCGCGCTGCCCCGGCAGCGGTTCGAACTCCCGCGTCTCGATGGTTGCGGCACGCGGGGAGCCGACAAAAAGTCCAAGCCGATGGTTCGTGATCTGTACGCCTGCAACCCGCCGCCTGCGATCATCCCATACCGAAGAGTCCATATCGGCCGGGCTGATCGCGCCATCCATGCTCGTGCCCCAGATGGAAGAAATGTTCTCCATCGTGAAGGGCTCGGACGGCGTATCGAACAGAAATTCCAGGTCGATCTCATCGCGCGTCCACCGCCCGTCCTGCACCGAATAGATCAGCAGCTCCGAAATGAGCTGGTTGGACCCGTGCGGATAGCCGAACACCACGAGCTTGCGCTGCGCATCGATACCCACGCACACCTTGTGCCGGTAGGCGTAGTTGAGCCGGCGCACGAAGTAGTCGTCCGTCTTGCCCTTGCCGATGGGGATCGAGCCCTGTCCATCGAACAGATAGAACCCATCGTCGCTGGCGTAGTAGATAATCCGTCCGAACGCCGCCGCCGCGTTCCTCGCAATGCACCCGCGGGCCTTCTCGATGTAGTCCTGCCCGAAGTCCCAGATTACCGGCGGACCCACGTAGATCGCCCGCCTGATGGCCCGCTCCTGGAAGATCGCCGCGTAGTCGAGCCCCACCAGGGCCATGATCTCCCCCTGCTCCTGGTCCAGCTCCTGGTTGCCGGCCTGGGTCGCGGGGTCGGGCGTCCACTCGGCAAAGTCGTTGAACGCGGACCAGTGGGCCGTGAAGTCCTTCCCCATCCACAGGAAGTCGCCCACACGCGCAACCGTGGTTGCAAGGTTGGGCGCCTCACTGATATCCGCGAAGTCGACCGGCGAGCTGGTGCCCATGTCACGGGACTGCGGCTGCTCGCTGCCAGCCACGGCCACCACGTTGTCGCCGAACTGTGCGAACTGCCAGCCGTCCTCGGACCCCAGCGAGTAGCCGCCGGCCTGGCTCACATCGGTCGCAACCCGGCTTTGCAGCTCGTAGAGCGCCGCGGCATCGCCCATGAAGATGTGCGGGGCCGTGTCGCTGTCGTAGACCGCACGCGCCCCCA